CCAGTTGCCCCACTGTTATCTGCGTCAACAGTCCCAGCAGTATTTACGACTGTGCCTATGGCAAGACCATCTGCCGCCATACCGTCAACGGAACCAGTACCAACTAAGCCGGAGGCTTCATCCACTACAGGCTCTTGTCCTGAGAGCGTACTCTCTGGCGTTAGAAAACCTGCGGGGTTCTGTGAAGCGTCAAAAGCCGACCCTAATCCTGCAACAGCCTCTGGGCTACCGACAAAATCGCTGTACTGACTCATGGTCTGACCCATGGTACTGCCGGAGTTAGCGCCCGTATAGTTTGCTGGTATTTGGCCTGTGGGAAACATGCCACCAGTGGAGATATTGGCTATAGCAAGATCGTTGTTAAAGGAATTGGTAGCCAGCTGGTTTTTTACTAGTCCAGCCGCCGCTGTACCCTCTGGGGCAGTCAGTGTACGAGTATCGTCTACCGGAAGCCCGCCATCTTCTTGTGTGCTAATTGGCATTGATTTTATTCCGCTCTATTTCGCAAGCTCTAATAAGATCTCGCAAGTCAATGTAGTCCGAAACAGCTGTAGGAATGGCAGTGCTGTCTTGGGGCAGTGTAGATAGCTCGTCTATAAGCTGTGTGTTAAATTCTACCGCATACTCTTTAAGGTATGGGCAGTAGACCTCGACAGTAGTCTTAGAGACCGTTGTCGCGCAGGCGCTCAATAAGAGCATCCCGATCAGGAGCAGACTCTGCTTCAATCTCATGAACATGCGTCTCCATGGCTTTGTAAAAGGTAGACCGCTTTTTCTCAGTCTCTAGGGCGTCTTCTAGAATTTCAGAACGATTAATAGCTGCTTGGTCTCTCCTTCCTAGGAGATACAGGAGAGGTATTAGTGCTGCAAAAATAGCCATAGCTGCTGCCTTAATCTTTCCTGTAAAAAGTCCAAACACTTATCGTACTCCTTCCAGACTGTCTTTGTAGCGGGCATAGGCTGCTAGAGCTATTCCGCCGAGGGTGATGATTAAAAAGGCTTGTTGGATAGTGTCGCTGTATGAGGTCAATGACTCTAGCTTAGAGGCGACTTCACTCAAGATAGTAGCTCCACCGGCTATGCCTGTACCCGCAATAGTCTTACTCTTTTTGAGAGACTTAACGGCAGACTGCTCAACCTTCTGTGGCATTGCTTCTCCACCCATTGAGGCGAGAGGAGCATCCATAGTGAATAGGGCGGCTTCAGCAGCACGACGTCTAGTAAGTCCTCTGACGCTCTGTAATGAGCCATCTACTCGGGCTTTGTCCCAGCGCATGATCTCATTAGGTACTTCGTCGTAGAGGCCCTTATTTAGCTTTCTAACGAGGGTACTCTTAGCAAGAGCAGTACCGCCTATATTAAACGCAAAACAGACTAAGGCGTCAAACTGGTGGGTGCTTAGGGGTACGTTAACTACGCGCTTAACGTCGGCCTCAGATACATTAAGGTCATCTACAAGCTTCTGCTCTGCTTCTGCCTCAGTAATCTTAATACCGGAGCGAATGCCCTTAGTACTTCCGTATCCTACAGTCCAGCGTCCTGCTATACAGCGATAGCTTCGGATTAGGCCATCTTCGCCTACTTTATGCAGGCCCTCAAAACTTTTTACTAGGCTTATGCCTGTGCTACTTGTTGTACTCGGATGCATAACAAACCTCTAAAATTGGACCCACCCAATCGTTTAGTCTGCAATAGGGCTACTGTTGCCCGTACTGAGGTGTTCCTGCTGTACTAGTGTACGGTCCCATTAGTCCAAGACGAGTGTTATAGGCCGGTGATGCAGCACCCATTTGGTAGTTAGTTCCACCTGTATACTTCTGAGTATTCATTCCTTTAATAAGGTCGTTTATATTCAGGTTTGATTGAGAGATACGCTGACCTGTCTGATCAAATTGGGCCAAAATTAGGTTGCCCTGCTTATCAATGGCACGGTTAGTGCGAAGTCCATTCTCATCTACTGACTCTTCAATCAGAGCACCTTTCTCATCAAAAGATTCAGACAAGTTCATATACTGCTGACGCAACTCAGAGCTGAGCTGAGAATCCTGGCTAGTAAGAATGTTGTTAACTTCGTCCAGTTTGCCAGTAAAAGCTTGACGCATCTCAACTTGGTCTGCACTAATTATTCGGTTGCCTTCTTTTACAGATCCATCAATTAGGGTCGTACCATCCGCAATCTGTCCGGCAAGGGTCTCCACACCAGTGGCAGTTGTGACTGCGAGCTCACTAATGTCTGCACGGACAAACTTACCCATCGAGTCTATGTAGCCACCGACGGCTTCGTTATTTGCTGCAATTTCACCGCCTAGTTCATCAATTTCATTGCTCATAGCCATTCCCGAAGTAGCAGAGGCAATGTCGGAAGCAATGGTTCCATAATCAAATTCGGTGTTGGCGTTAGCCTCAAACCCAGCTTGTAGGTCTGTACCGGAGAGTTGTCCGGCTGACACAACCCCAAAGCCCGTTTTGAGCTGGTTACCTATGCCTGTCTGTAGGTTGTTTAACTTTTGGTCCAGATTACCTGTCGTAGTGCCTAAGTTAGTATTAGTTGTGTTGAAACCACCGTCTACTGACTGCTTTAACTCTCCCAAGAACTTACCTTGGTTTTGGAAGTCCTGTTGGTACTCACCTTGGAAGGATTCTAATCCGTCCTGTATGCCCGATTGACCTTGCACCAACTTTTGTTGCTCTGAGGCTAGGTTTTCGTAGAAGATCTTTCCTTGATCTCCATACTTGGTTACTAGATCCGTAAGACCGACCTGACCCTCTAACACAGCCCTCTTTAAGGCATCTCTCTCTACCTGTGCTTTATCATAGTAGTCTTTTTGCCCAGCAGTGAGATCAGCCTGATTTTGGGCACTTGTCTCAAATCCTCCAGCAATACCCTTTGCAAGCTCAACTTGCCCTTCACCAAGTCCGGTTATACCCGAGTTAGCGTCTACGATACCCTGATTAGCCGTAGCTAAATTAGTGTCTACGGTATCAAAGCGCTCACCTTGAGCACCAAAGCCAGTGTCTAATTGATTGCCTAGTGATGTCTGACCGGCAGTAAGTCCCGACAGATCAACTGTAGGCTGAGATGCTATAGAAGACATGATGCGATTTTCTCGCGCTAGAGCCTCGGCAGCAGCAGTGGCGTTCGCTTCACCCAAAGAGGTAAACGCTGTTGTATTAGCCGTAGACAGATCATTTATACCTGTCTGAATACCCTCTTGGCCTATTCTATTGGCCTCATAGGCTTCCCCTGCGGCGGCAGCATTAGCGTCTATAGCGGAACCGATAGTCTGCTGATTGCCGGATAACGTGTCAAACTGCCCATCTCCTAGGCCAGTATTCTGTTGTACGGTTGTCGATTTCTTGCCCATTAGGTGCTTCCTCTATGAATTTTACTACAGTTGTCAGTGTCTCGAAACGCGAAGACTGGTCTTTTTCCGTAAACGGGTCGCCATAGACGCCGTATCTGGTACATAAACTTCAAGCCGCAGCCTTCGGGAGACATTGCCGTCCAGTACAACCATAGCTGGTCCCCTGTTTCTCTTAGGTAAGTCTCTTGGGTGGGCGAGAACCCACCGTCAATGTTTTGCTGTGCTTCTTCGTCAGACAAAAAGCAGAAGGTCTGCAAGCCTACTGGCCTGCTCTGACCCTCTTTGAACTGAAAGAAAACTTTATTTGCGGTAATTGCATTTACTATGTCGCCGCAAAAGGCATTGACTGTCCACTCATGACCTAAGTTTACGTTAGAAACGAGGTATAAAGCGTCTAATACAGACTGGCTGTTTTTTTCTGCAAGTTTAAGGTGATACAGGCCAGTCGCCCTCTTCAAGTAACGGCCAGTCAGCGTGAGAAGTAATGTCACGCAGAGCCTGTCGGTATGTTCCCCAAGCAGACGGGACAGCTTCATCAGCTTCCAAAGCTTTAGTTACAACCCAATCTGAGTTGGTCATTAAAAAGTCACGACGAATTCTTCCATCGAAAGCAGCGCCAATAGCCTGCAAGGAGGCCATACGAGAGTTGAATTCTGCTTCTGTCTCAGGGCGGGGTACACCACCTTCTAAGACAAAGTTAGCCACCTCAACGTCCTCTTCAGCTACAGCGTAGACACCAGTTTCTAATTCTTCTGGGATCTCCACTACGGCCCACTTGGATACCTGTACTCCGTCTTCAAATTGTACTAAATAGTTCATCTTTTGTTCTCCGTAAAAAGTTTATTAACCGTCGCCCATTAAGTCGCCGCACTCTTTCCAGAGTCGCCATGGTTGTTGATTTTGGTAGCTATTGTTTCGGCTTTGTTGCGCCATTGTTGTCATGTCTAAATCAGGTACTAAGCCGTTGGTTCCATTAAATAATATATCTAACCCCATTACTTCGAGCTTCTGTCCACCTTGCTGGCCGTTACTAAAAGCTGTCCAGTATAGAGCGGAAGTTGAGTATACTACGGCTGTTGTTTTGTTTGCAGGAAAGGTCACAGAAACATTAGCCAATGAATTTATCTGCGAAGCGGCGCTACTATAGTGGTTAGTCCAAGAGGTACCCGTAGTAGCTGTCTTTGCAACATTGTCGGGTGCAAGCGTAGCTATGCCTTGCGTAGCGTAAGGAGAATTATAAGAGCTGCCCCTCATACTGACATAGGAGCTAACATCTGCATTTGTGGGGTTTTTTACAAACAATACCGCGTTCAGCAACGGCGGGTAATTAGCATTACCGCCACCAACCTGATAACCAAAAGTTAGTCCTGCTCTGTCTCCTTTTGCATACATAATCCTAGGGCCACCTAGCTCTTGCCTAGGCATTATGGAATTGATCTGACCAAGGTCGTTATTAGTATAGTTCTCCGGCTGCATATTCCCCATAGCACCCCAAAACGCCATGTTTGCTGAAGGCTCATCATTAACGTAACTGTGGAAAGTATGTGTTGCGCCACTCCACGAGCTAGACCATGTATTACCATTAGCACCTTCCGTGTACCGCTCTTGTCCCGCAATCAGAATAGGTACTATGTGAGGCTTATTTGGGAGGTCGCCATCTTTACCATTTGATTTGATAGTGAAAGGGCTACCGCCGGAAGAAGAGCCAGAGGAAAGACTATCTTTTAGTTTATTAGCTCTCTGTAAGAGGTATAAATCCATGAAGTGCATTATACATTCTCCCCGAAAGCTTCTCCAGCTATGTTATAAAGTTTTGCAAGTATGGCAGAGCCATTCGTCTCGCCTAAAGATGAACTAATAGCGTCTCTATCACGAAGCTGCTCTGCGGCGGCATGCATCTTGAGGTCAGGAACAAGGCCACTAGTCCACATTGTAGTAGTTCTAGGTTGGTAGTTTATGTACCAATGTCCACCGCTAGAAAAAGAGGCCCAAAAACTCGAATTACAAGAATGAACTAAGCATACCGTCTTACCCGCCGGAACAGTAAAATTGGCTGTGGTTTGGATACCACCCCCGCTGGATGTGCTGCTCCAAAGACTAGAATAGCCCACAGACGTTACATCTGCATAATTTGTGCTGTTTGGGGTATACATACACCGACCAGAGCCATCGTGACCAGACGACCAATAACCGGAGTTCTTATCAGTGAAGCTGGTGGTGATGTCTGCGGCTGTCGGGTTTCTCACGAAGAACATAGACATCATGAACGGGCCGTAACTGGTGTTGTTACTAGATGTCAGCCAAGTATTGGAGTAGGAGGTTTCTGTCGTCGTTCCGTAAATGGTCTCTGAAGCGGTGCTCCTTGTACCAGCCTCATTCTGCAATCCCCCCATCAATAGATGGTATACGACAGGAGAGGCATTGGCGTCTCCTGTAATCGTATTATAGAAGTTATTGCCGCTCGGGGTCGAGTACTCAAAGTTAGGTCCGTGAGGGCTGTTTGCTCTCTCGTTAAACGCGACGAGTGTAGGATACACTACTGGGGCTGTGGTGCTTGCTGTCGCATACTGATCTGCTATGCCCCCGCTGGAACCGCCTGCGCGTGTTTCTTGGGAGATGATTTGTTGTAAGTTAGTAATTTCCATAAGGTTTAATCTCCAAAGACTCGTGCGCAAGTTTGCCACTGAGAAGCAATTTGGGCAGTGCCGGTGACGTAGTTATCAGCAAATTCAGTGTGATTGTTTGCCATAAGAGCCGACGCATGCATATCGTGGTCTGGCTCTAGTCCAGCAGGAAAGTTATTCGTTCTAAAGGCGTTTTGACCATTCCAATACCCGCCGCTAGAAAAAGTAGTCCAGTGATAATAGGTGCAGCTCTGAATCAAAGCGACAGTCGTGTTTGCAGGAATAGTTATGGAGTAGTTTGCTGTGGTAGATGTTTGGCTGGTTCCTGTAACCTGCCAAGGGGCAGTTAGAGAGACATCCGTAGTGGTACTCTTGGTAGTACTATTGGGGGTGACCACAACTGCGCCCGACCCATCCATGCCGCTAGCCCAATATGTGGAGTAACGAGGGTTCATGGTGTGAGTTATAGTACTACCAGTAACATTCTTTAGAAAAATGAGAATCTGGCTAAAGGGCCCGTAAGAGGTGTTGTTGTTGCTTACGCTTTTTGCTCCCTTTACTCCAATCAGACCGCCCTTTGAATAAATTGCCCTATGTGGACCGCCACTCATGTGTTCACCGGAGCTACAGCTATTTTGTCTAAGATTGGGAAATGCAAAGCCACAAGTTTGGATATACGAATTTTGGTTTGCTCCGTAGGTATAATAACTAGTCCAGTAACCACTACTAGTAAATCCTCCCGTTGCGCCGTTTGAGCCGCGATTGTACATCTTAGTTATGGCTGGCCAAGTGTGTGCGTTGCCCGCTCTCGGGTTTATGTTTGCAATGTAAGGGACTGCTCCAGCGCTGGGGGAAGCTCCAGATAGAGAGGCCTCATTTTGCGCAAGGGCATTTAAAATGTGAGCTTTCATAGAACTAGTTACTCCAGATGTGAATAGCCTGTCGGCGTGGTTGTTTTATTGAGAATTATATTATTCCAGTAATTCCAGGGGCCGACAGAGCCTTGGTCTGGCACACCACCTTCATAGGCAGCTTTTACAAAATCGTTACGGGGCTTTAGGCCTGTGTTTGAAAAGAACGTAGACAGGTTATGAAAGCCGTTTAAATGGGTACCCAGATACGCTTGGTTCTCTCCGTAATACTTCCAATGTGTGATATTGAAAATCATAGCCACTGTGTTCGCAGGAATTGTTACTTGAACAGTTGCTTCGCCATTTCGGCTACTGGTTGCCCCTACAGAAGTCTCTGTAACCCCTGTATATTTTCCATCAACAAGAGTGTTTGGTGTTACCACCCATGTGCTGCAATGACTGTAACTAGAGTACGCAGACTGAAGAACTGACAGGGCATGGGTGATGTCGGCAGCTGTAGTATTCTCTACAGCCATCATACGGATACCAATGGGAGGATAACTGTAGTTACTGGTATCAGGGTAGCCCCCCACCTTACGGCTTTCTTGAAACGCCATTGTATCAAAGTCGGCATGGGTGACATTACAAGAGTCTAGTGTGGGGCCGCGTGTCGTGCCAACAAAGGAAGTGTTACTATTATCCTGAGCCAACCTACTATTTATAAGTTTGTATCCATACGTGTTGAGAGTATAGACGTTAGCACCATTTATGTTGCCATCTGATTCACTGTAGGGTGAACCAGAATTTGCACCAAACCTATCCCATACCGCAAACAAACTTTGCACCGACCCCGTAGGGGCCGTTGAGGTCGATGTGCTTTCAAGCTTCTTAACACGGCTGTTTAGCCATAAGTCTGTCATGTTAGCCCCTTGTTATTTAGACTACTTCAATGTTGGTAATTTGGCCTGTGCCGCTGTCCACATTGACGGTGTAAGTCCGTGTAAAGATTTGGCCACCGATAGTGACATTCTCTTTAAAGGATTCCATGTTGCCATCAGAGTCGTAGGTAATGTTCCAAGTCAGTTTGCCGTTAGACAAAATGGAACTTAGACGCCCGTCTGAGTCATAGCTGATGTCGGAGGAAGGTACTGCCCCAGTAAACATTAGGGTTTGGATTTGAGCCTGAGTGTAAGAGGCCACATCCTGTGTGTAGGTACCTAGATTAGTCTGTAGTGTACTAAATGCAGTGTCGAACTGCTCTTCGTATTCTACCTGCTCTTTAGCAATATTACCAGCCATCTCGTTAAGTTCTGAAAGAATAGAACCAAGAGAAGTATTAACATACGCGGTAATGTCACCTAGCTCTGTATTAGTGTGGTTTTTCAGAGCCGTTGCGATAGATTCAATCTTAGTAGGAATCTCTCTAGCAATGGTATTAGCAAAGATGGACACGTTAGTGGAGAATGCGTCAACTGCGTGATCAGCTAAGATGACACCACTTGTCTTGATAGACGCTGTAGTGCCCATCATTCCCGAGTGAACGCCACAATAGATGTGAAGCAAATCTGGTGTAGCTGCTGCGCAGACCAAAGTTATTGTTGCATTAGCAGACCCTGCTGTACCCGTTGTAGTCACACCTGTAACAAAAGCAGCACCAGAGGCGTGTGTTCCGTTAAGGGTAGTAGAAAACGCTAGGGGGTGTCCTGTGACAGTAGAACTACTAACGTCAAAGACGTAAGTGTTTCCACGAGCAAAGAATAAGTTAGGATGCTTAGCACCATCAATTTTAATTCGGTTACCTTCGCCTGCGTAGTTAGCGACTGTAACGGTGTGGGTAATTGTAGCCATTAGGTTACTCCGTTGTGATTAAGCCGCTGATGCAGCGTAGAAAGTTTCAAGGACGACATCACCAAAAGACTCAATCGTCCGCTGTCCTGCCACAACTTCGCCGTTGATATCGATGTTGTGACTGTCTTGGTTCTGGAGCTGCCAACGCAACTCTGAGCCTAGTGCTATGGTAGATCCAAAGGAGATGGCACGAGCGACATACATCATGTCATCTTGGGCCAATGTTTGGGTCATTACCGTGCGGGCTGCACCTACTAATTTCTCAATTAGTGCAGTGTACCCAGTGGCGTTTGCATAATCCTCCATGAGTTCGAGGGTTTTGACACAAACGATTAGTTCACGGACTGTTGGTACATCCAGCGTGGTGCTGAGTGCCGCTATAGCTTCTTCTGACGCCGACTGACGTGCGTTAAAGTATGCAAGAGTTGACATTATATAAGTGCCCCTATGAGTGGTCGTTCAAGCGCATCTACTGCGTTACTAACTATCCCTGCTTTTTGTTGGGCTATTAGAGCGCTGTTGGCCGCAGCACTTTGTGAGCTGGCTGCGTTTGTTTCTGAGGAAGCACTGGCTATCTGGCTTGCAGCTGCCTTAGCAGCGTAGTGAAGCGCAGAGTATCCAGAGACGCCTGTAGAGATTGTGTATTGTGAGTCTTCAGCTCTGATTGCTAGATCTTGAGCATCTGCGCGGAATTGATCTACGCTGTTAACGCCTAAGCTTAACTGGTTTAAAACATACGCTTTGTTAGCACCGTCAGTGTTCTCAACAGGTGTTCCAACATTAGTTATGGCTACGCTGTTACCATCTACAGTTCCGGTAAAGGTTCCTGTGTGGCTACCTGCGGCATTACCAATAAGACTACCCGTTACAGAGCCAGTGAATGCTGCCCCTGTTCCGTCAGCCCCATTCTGTAGAATTAAGCTGGTGCCGTTGTCGGCGTAGATGTCACCTACATGAATACCAGTTGTAGTTCCGGCGACATTGCCTGTTACATCACCTGTGAGGTCACCGTAGAAGGCAGAAGTAGCGGTAATACTAGTTCCGGTAACAGACGCAGGGGTAGTGCCACCTAACGCACCATTGAGGTTGGCCGCATAAGCCGTGCCAAACAGGTGTATGTCTCTGAACGCATAACTAGTACTTCCTAGATCCTTAACGCCACTTGTAGAGGGTATAATATGCCCTTGTGCGTTAAATGTAGTTAGTTCATGCCAGACTGCTGCCCCTAGTGCGTTGCCTAGGCACTGAAATATTTTTCCTGCTGTTACGTTTATCCAGATAGAGCCTACAGCGTACCCATCATTTGCATCATCCGTCTGCGTGGGGTTAGATGTCTGGGACACAGAATTCTTACCACCAACACCACCACTGTCCTCAGAAAGGTACCCTGTAACAGATGTTGCCAGATTAATTTTTGGGGCACTACCGGCAGAGCCATCGTGCAAGTGACCTGTAGTGTGATTAAAGGCCCCTTGTAACCTATTAAACTCCGCATTTAACGGGGGTGCTGTGACGTTCTCGCCATTGAGAATGTCTGCAACCGACTGTCTAGTGTATCCAGCCATATATTATCTTCTCCCTGCCACAGAGAACTCGAAAACCATTCCCTGAATTGAATGAGCGCTATTCTCACCTAGTGTTACAAAGGTGACTTTTACTGCATAGCCAGAGCCCTGAATGTCGGTGGACATGATCGGCTTTTCGTTGCCGCCGTACTTAATGTTGACGCCACCATAATTGATGTCACGACCTGCGTAGACTACAGGAGCTCCTGCGGAGGCCTGAGAGTAAGAAGCAGGTTTAGCTGTGTTTGTGTCATTCCAGTCGTAGGCAACGGAGACGTTCATCTCCAGAGGACCCTCCGACCGTATGAAGGTGTTTAGACGACGTAGAATCTTTCGAACTTCAGTGTCACCAAAATCAAAGTAAGGCGTACTATATATTCCTGTAATACCGGAGCCGTTAAAAGTATTAGTCTGCTCCTGTCGATAAACTCCGCCATTGTAGTCCCCGTGTAAAACATACTCAGTTCGGCCTATGTAGCCAGACGTACAGCAGGAGGCGCGAATACCTAGTAACTCACCAAACTCCCATCCCAATTTCTGGTCAGCCGTTCTCAGGCCACCAATGATACCTTTACTTTCAGATATCCCTACGGAGGCGTCGCTCATAAAGTATCGCAGCTGGGACTTAGTCCTAACCACCACCCCTACAAGTACACTATCTAAATCATAGTCTGCTGGCATATCTACAAGAAGAGCCTGAATGCTCTTAGAAATAGTCTCCAGCTCGACGTCACCAATACGGCTTGTTCCCGCTACGGGTCTAAGTCCATCTGGGGCTAGGAAAACTAGGTCACCACCAATCTCCAATACAGAGTCAGCGGCAATACAACCAACATTAGTGGTTACCTGATCTAACAAGAAACCTAGAGTTAGGTCTGTGGATACGCGCTTAATAGCATTGCTACCAAACACAAACAGGTTGTCTCGGAAGGGCTTGATCTGGACAACATCAAAGCCTGTATTAAGCTGCCCTGCGCCTGCCGATACATTAAAGTTATAAGGGTCCTGTGGTGCGCTGTGACATACTATGGCCTGCTGTCCACCATCTCCACCAAGGAAAATGTGGTTCTCAAAGACATCAATCAATGAGGGGGTGTCCACGAGCTGGTCGCCACCACCATCAGTAGAGGTACCCGCCCCGCTTACTGTAAGTTCCTGCCAAGTAGTGGAATCAAAAACTATGGGAGCATTGACCCCATCAACAAAAGCAATCTTATTTCCATCACCAAAGTTAAAGGTAACAAAACGTATTCGGTTCACCGTCACGAAGCCATTTGCTGACGTCATGGCGCGGGTAGTCCCCGTATCTAGCTTAGACCAACCAGCATAAGGAAGGTATTTGTAGAAAGAGTAAGAGTTAGCACCTACGTCTTTTCTAGCTGCTAGGAGGTCCGCATTGTTGTATAAAGTGCTTCTGAAGATAGCCAAGCAAAGTACTTTTCCCTCTGCCTCTGCTGCTGTCCCTACAAATTCAGTTGCGGTTGCGGTATCTAGAGGTTGATACCCGTCTATTCTTCTATAACCACCATACATGCCGGCCTCGTAATTAACGAGACGGGTAGCTGATCCTGGAAAGTTCTCAGCTAGGTCTAGGTGGTTCTCTGTAGAGTTTAACCCACCAGAAGAAATAACCTTATATGACTGGATTCTATCCGCCATTAAAAGGCAACTCTGTGGTCGGTAATGTACTCGTAGTTATTAATGTAGAGGGTCTGTAAATTCTTGAGACCTTGAGCAAATAAGGACTGTGCAATCTGTGCTGCTTCTACGTTATCTTTGAACATGTACATGTGCATCAGGGCACCATCTACAATGACACTGGAGAAGCTCTCAGGAACGCGAGTCTGATCGTCATACAGGTTTAGATCTGCGTAGTTCAGAAAATACCGGAACCGTACTTGGTACGTGCTGTCGGGAGATGGAGTTACGCCAAAACCATTACCGTGACTAGGGAACACCATCTTTGGACGGGCTCGACCTGCTGCATCGGATTGATTGTCGTCGTCTCGGTACTTATCGTAGTACTCGTCTCGACCAATATAGTTTAGGTGCGTAAATTTGTTCGTGCCGCTGGCTGACTCAATTACTTGAAAAGAGTTCCAATCAACGACTTTAAAAAAGTTAGGCCAGTCGTATTCTTCTTGTCCCACCACAAGGGTCTGGGTGTGCTCAGCTGCGTTAAAGGGCCACTCAAACTCAGACTGATTAATAGATGCAATTGACGCTTGGACTGCGTCCTTAACAAGAGCCTGCACACCTCTAGCTGTGGGGAAGTCAGATGAACTGAACTCCACCTCATTAAGGCGTCGTAAAACTCTGTTTGATAACTCTATAAAAGTAGCGGGCATCTAGTTCACTTTTTAAAAGATAAAAGGAAGGGAGGCCCCGAAAGACCCCCCTTAACCAAACTACTTATGCTACGTTGTATTCCGCAGTGAACAGGCACTCAGGACGCAGAATCTTGCGACCGAAGAGATTCATTCCACGGACCACATCGGCAAACGTATCGGGTGAGCGGAAGCTCTCCGTCTTAGAGATTTGCTGAGCTGTAGCTACTGCTGACTGGTGTCCAGCAACAACAATACCAAAGTTAGTATCAGAGCCGTCTGCATCAGCAGTACCAGCACCTGTACCAGCGTATGGGAGGTTGTTAGACTTATAGACTTTGAAGCCTCGGATCAGACCAGATGTAACACGTCCGTTACGAAGAACGTCGCCTGCATCCTGACCACCAGCAAAGTCGTTATTAATCAACTTGCTGTTCTCATCCATTAGCAACTCGTAGAATACTGGATCAGCTACGAACCAACGATCTTCTGTTGCTACGTTTGCTTGGTCCATCTGACGAGCAATGCGGTTAAGCATAGCTAGTGGAGAAGTGATTGCGCCCGCACCGCCGCCCGCTGCCAAAGGCAGAGAGTTACCAGCAGTTCCACCGAAGGTAGCTGCGTCGAGCTTGTTAGCTACAAACAGTTCGTCAGCACCAGTACCTGTGTCGGCTTTGGTACCAGCTTGAGTAGTACGAGCAGCCCAAGAAGAACCGCCCCAGTCGTAACCGGCTAAGTAGCCCAATACGTTCTGGTCAAAAGCGTCCTTCAGCTTGTATGCTGCATTGTCTGTAGCAAGGCTGATGAAGTTGTGGTGTGAGTGTTGAGTTTCAATGTCGTCTACTTGGAACTGGAACGCATTCGCTTGGTCGATGACCAAAGAAAAATCGGTGTCCGCAAGGTCTTGAGAAGCCAAGGCGGTACCACGCTTATAGTCCGAGATAGTGATCGTAGGTTCTTTCATGATGCGAACTGAATCGCCCATTGAACCGATTTCGCCCATGTAGTCGGTGTTAGTAATGCCTTCTACAATAGACTCTTTGCGCAGAGCGAGCTGCACTTTTTTGCTGTAAATTACGGGGCTGAACGCGCCGTTTGGTAGGTTGGTGTAACCGTTTGCTGATGGAAAAGCCATGAGTTGTACTCCTAGTGGCGTTAGACAAAGTCCCAGAGCGGGACGAGCTTAAAACCAGAAGACGACTGCGAAGCGGCTGTTACAGCTTTAGGGTGCATGATGTACAAGGAGGGTTGATCGACACCTCTTTTGAACCATCACGGGCCTAGCTAAACTGGTGGACTTATCGTCAAAACTTCTGTTGGGTGTGGTTTGTAAGGGTGGGCTGTAAGCGGCCTTACTATACTCCTGAATCGGAGCGAGAGAGAAACCCCCAATTAAGGGGTCTTCCTATTGTAGAATTATATCACTCAATTAAGGGTTTCTCAAGAGGTATTATCTAGCTGCGCCAGAAAGATCGTACACAAAGGAACCTTTTTGCATAGAATCCATGATAGCTGGCTCATTTTTCTCATATTCAGCTGAAGACATCTTAGAAACTTGGCTTTCACTGAACTTAGATTGGCCTCGTCCTGATGGTGCTGCTGAGTTAGATCTAGATACTGCTTGTGCTGCTCCGGCACCATTAGAGGGCCGTCGTTTGCCTGCGGTATCTACTTTGTACAGATCAATGGCCCTACTGGCGGACATTGCGTCTGTGGAGTTCTTATAAAGAGAGTCCTGCACCCACTGAGGCTGCACCATGACCCACTCGTGAAAGGCTGTGGAGTTTCGTATCTTATCAAAGTCTGGATGGAGCTTGCGAAGATGATCCTCTGCCTTATCCTTGTTCATGTTTTGTTCGAGCTTCTCTAAGTTAGCAATCCGCTTCTCACCCGTCTCTAGAACCTCATTTGCACGTTTCTGCGCAATCGTGTCTATGATCTTGGCTACCTCTGGATAGCGCCCACTCCAGTCTGCAATTTCCTTATCGGTTTTTGGAAACTTAATTTGGGCCTTAGTAGCGTCATCTAACTGATCTTTGAGAGCATCTATCTCCCCATCCTTTTGTGTTTGGATAGTTTGTAGGTGCCTACGCAAATCACCATAGCGCTTTTTAAACGATTCATCCCCACTTTCTACGGGAATTGTCTCTGGTAGCTCAGTGGTGTTTATGCTTTTCTCAAGCTCGTTAATTTCATTTTGTAACTGGTCCGACTGGGAACCACGGTATTTAGCCATTTTAATTTACTCTAGTTTGGGGGCCGTGCTGGGTAGCCCAAATCATTAGCCCTTGGGTTTTTGACTCACCTTGGTTGGGTACGACTCCACTCCCGCAGAATCCTCATCTAGAGGATATTCTTCCTCGACAACTATGACTTCCGCTCTAGGCGCTTCTGGATAGTCTTCATCATCTCCTGTGTCTTCTTCGCTGCCTTCTTTAGGAGCTCCCATACACACAGGGCAATTTTCATCGCCGCAGCCGTAAGAACTGTCATCAGTACTTTCGCATAGGGGACAACCTTCTTCACCACAGCCACAATCTTCTTCATATTCATCTTCCTCGTCACCTTTGATTTGTCCTATCTCACGCATCATCATGAGACCCATCTTGGCCTCTTGGTGCATGTCCATGTATCGTTTCAGACCAAACCACCGGACCACATCATTTGGGACGACAAACTCTCCCGCAGATAGTGCAGCGGGGATATCATCTCTGACGTTTTCAGCAGAGGAACCAATAGGAATGGGGTTGCCTGATACTGGATCGGTGCCCGTAATATTATCGGGTCCCATAAGACCCATCATGGAGCCCATAGCCATGCCGCCGTGGGACATGCTGATTACAGTCTGGGGCTTAGTATTGTCTTCTATGGGGGAATCCCCTTGCGCGGCAGGAAGCCTATTAGACGGCCCCTCTCTCCGTGCATCTCTTTCAGCGGGTGTGCTTATAATATCGTCAGTCTCAGCTGCTGCCCGCAAGGATGTGTCTAGCTCCTCTTGGGTGCCGCTATCCATTTCCTCTTCGTCAACTTGCCCGCGTCGGACAACACCGCCTTTATTCATTTCGTTAAACCTCACTTCGCTAGGAAGCTCCGTGCCGTCTGATGCGTTCAGGGGCTCTGGTGCCTCGGATTTTTTGTAGTATTTGACGCCTTTTGCATAAACTCGGTCGCCTACCACGGTAGCTACTTTAGCCCCCTTAACTGCCTGTCCGGTTTTCATGTCGATGAATAGGTGGTGTGCTTTGGGGTTAAACCCAATCTCAATGACACCATCACCGCCCTTAGAGATAACATTCTCTGAGGAGGCGAGCTTTCCATCAACTGACATGGCGGGGAATTTGTTCTTGGCTTCTGGGACGTCCATGCCGCTGATCTTGGCTGCAATCCCCTGTCTGCCCTTTTGACTGACGTTAAAGGTCACATCGGTGACAGTGGCGTGGGGGACGTAGGACAGGGCGGGGCCGTTATAGTTCTTGTCGTGTAGGGTCTGGAGCTTATCCATTCCCTTCGGTGCATCTGGTATTTTTGAGTTCAGGTTAAGGCGAATTCCTACCTGTTTACCTTGTTCTACTGTGGCGTTTATAAGAGCATTTGCTTTAGTGGTACCGGCTGTAGCTAATTTAGCTAATTCATCTAGCTTATCCATTGCCTCTGCGCCGTAGTTCTTTAAGAACTTGCCGTCTGTCAGTAGCGCATTAACACCCACGCCCAGCGCTTTAACGTTCTTTGCAACAGGCTTTCCTACGACAGGTACAACGCCAAGCAGAGTAGCAAAGGCATTAATGCCTGCGCCGACGTAATCGCCTTCGTTATAAGAGTCTGCTGTGTCGGCTGCGCCTGTAGCGTCTCCT